TTAAATTTTTCATACTTGGCATTTTGAACCCATTTATCGGAAAGTATATACTGCTTTTTACCACCTTGGTCAATTCCATGTACATGGATATGACACTTAGGATTACTCGCATACCAGACGTTGCTCCAGGCAGGAGGAACAACTAATCGCCTTAAACGTTCCAATGTTTTAGGGTCTTGGACGATTTTTTTGGTTTTATGGAAATAAAAGACACCATTTACACGGTAAATTCCCTTATCTCCTAAATATAATTTATGGTCCATTTAACCAACTTATAAACTCGCCATTATTTTATTGGTAATAATTGTCGCTAAACAAAATAAAATAGTTCCCCAGGTAACTTCGGTCAAAGCAGTTGCGATGTGGTAAGTCGGCAATATAGCAGCAAGTGTAAAAGCATACACTCCGTATATCACAAAACCCACAAATGCCCCCTTAGCAGGGTTTTTATCAATTAAAAACCAAGACAGCCCCATTACTATATAGGCTAAAAGGGCAAAAACAACATTAATCTTTAGACCTAAGTCTATAGATTTATATTGAGGTGCTACAAAAAATGTTATAAACGGTACATCAATCAGTAAAACAATGATACTAAATAAAAAGATACTATAATCCATTAAAATTAAAGCGGTTATAGCTTACTCAGTCACGTTATTTTAATTTTAACTTAATTTTGTCACGGCTCAAAGGTTCAACAATATTCACAAGGTCATAAACTTTGCACTCCAGGAAATCATTAATGTATTGGGGTTTCCATGTTAATGTTTCATCAGTTACTAATAGTTCAATCTCAATTTCGTATTTTGCTTTTATAACGCCGTCAATATTTTCATTTACAATGGTGAGGTCATATTTAAAATGGTCTTGTATGAAACTCTTTCGTGTCTTGTTTCTTACAACACAGTCTTCCTTATTAAATGTGCCTATTTGAGAATTCAGATTAAATTCTTGATTTACGGAATATCTCACGTCAAAAGGACTCGAACTCATCTGAAAATCCTCATTGTAGACGTTTTCCTTAATAAATAACTGGGTACGGCTTTCATTTGTAATATCTGTAACGAGTTTTAAGTTTGCCTTCTTTTTATCTGGGTGTGGTTTTATATATTCAATGGTATTGACATTTACTATGCTTTGCCAATTGGATTGTTCAAGTGAGTCCCTTATTTTTTCAAAGTATTTTTTATCTACACTTGAATCAAAACGTTCTCGTAAAATAGTACCCAGCCTGATTTCAAGTTCAACAAACGGCAAAACCATATACTCGTAAACATCCATCGTGTTTTATCGGTGTTTTATTATCCTTACCGGTGTTTTTTTAAGTAAAAACCATTTTGTAAAAAAAAAGTTAAATTTAATTTAAGACATTTTAGGAAAAACACCAGGTTTTATGAACATAACAGCAATGATTACCACAGCTATAACAGACATAGCGATTAAAATGTTAATGTAATCACTTGATTTACCAAAACTACTCTTTGAAATTGGAGCAGACGATGATGGAGAACCGTTATTTACAGGTGCTCCGATTTTAGACAATAACCGGTTCTTAAAATCGTAATCACCTGTAACCAAAATGTTATCAACCATTATATCCATAACGTTATCCTTAAGCTCAGGTGTCAATTTAGACCAATTCATCTCAAGCTCTTTCATAAAACTTGCTACATTAGTTACATTTAAGTTATTAAGTCCATATTTAGGGACAAGGTATGTTTGAAAGTAAAAGGCAAGGTCTTCTTTGGGATTGACATCTTCCCTGCCCCTGGTTGATTTGTTATCTATAGCATACATATCATTGTTTAGTTCAACGTATCCAGTTGGTGAAACAAAGGGGGCGTCCATTTAAAAGAGACTTTACAAGTTCCAGTATTTTTTTATTGTAAAAAAACCTTAAAAATGTTAACGATTGTTTTTTAGGGGATGGATAATCTTTTTCCAGAAAATATACAGACAAAACATAATTACCAACCAGGTGATAAAGTCTTTTAGAAAGGTCTTCCATCGTATAATGTTTTTACCTGTTTGAGGGGGTGGTGGTCCATATGGAATTGGGAACAAGTCACCGAAACCGCTTTTTGTTTGGTTTGTCGCATTTGTTTGATTTGTTTGAGGTTTTAATTGAGGTGGCGGAGGTGGCGGTGGTGGGGTTGTTGGTTCTAGGTGATGGGATGGAAACACGTTTTCTATACAAGGGTCTACAATATTTGCTTTTAGGGAATTTAGTAAGGCAGTGGTAAAAAGTCCAGACAATGTTCCTACAGTCAAAACACCTTCTTCTAGTAAAAAACTAATCATTTAAAGATGCATTTATTTTTTTTCGTTAAACAATACAAAAAATAATTATAATTAAAGTTAAATGTCGACCCAACCACCGAAACCGGAGTTTGTAGTTTTTGTTAGCGACTGTAGGTATTCATCAAATTTTCTAAACAAACTCAATACAAAACAAGAGCTCGCTAGGAAATTTAACGTGGTAGATATAAATAAAATCCAAACGATACCAGATGAAATAGACGAAGTACCTTGTGTATATGACGGTAAACAATTATACCAAGGAAAAGCCGCATTTGAATGGTTAAATGAAAAATTAGCAGACCATCTTGATGCTGCAAACGATGGCCTGATGTATTCATTCATAGACGGAAACCAGGAGCAGGTTTTCGGTAATTATAGTCTAATTGAACAAAAGAACGGTTCCCACGGAATGGGCGAACAGCCGTCTGTTGACAACATGAGTGACCCTACACGAATGGCTAAACTTAGCAATAACGAAAATAAGAATAGAACACTTGATTCACTAATGGCTGCAAGGAGCGCAGAAATTAAACCTCTATAAAAATATTTAAGTTAAACTTAAAGTTAAAGTTAACTTAAAAATATCAAACATTTAATCTCCAACCAACAAGGTATGGAATTTACAACATTCGCATCCGCCCCTTGTCAACCAAAAAGAAATAAATGTTATACATGTAAACCACGTGGTACCTTAAAAGACCATATAATATCCCAGACAGAGCACTTTACATTTAACCACGACCTTTTTAGAAGACCACTCGTCGTTATAACATCTGTACAGCATTACCATACCATTTATGAAATGCCAGATAACGTAAAGGCTCAATTATTTGAAGACATTAAATTTTTTGTAGAGTTCTGGAACCTAAGCAATAGGTACCAACTAATCATTAACAATGGAGAGGCACAAACGCATCACCATTTCCATGTAAAAATGATTCTTCCCCAAGACGTTGCAAACAGAATGAGGAGGGACCATTTTACAAGAATTAATTTGCAAAAATCGTACACTTAAAGGTAAATTAAAATTAACTTAAAAAAATTACTATATAATTTATACACAACTACCGTCTCTCTAAAATGGACCTATTTAAAATGGCCGCTCAGATAGCGAATAACATGTCTCCTGAAGACAAAAATGCTATAGAAAACATGGACATGGAAAAGATGATATCACACGTTACAAAGAATGTATTTACTTTTATGAACGCAGCTGGCGTAGAGCAACCGCCTATCGTACACGACCTTCGTCACAAGGATGATTTGCCTCGTACAAGGGATATTTGTTTTGATTTAAATGTAGACATTTTGGATTTTTATATGTCAAAAAAGAAAAAGCTCAACATTAAGCGGAAGTGTGTTATAGAGGTAGATGGCAAACAGAAAGTCGTAGAGGAAAAGAAAAGGATAGTTATACCCATTGAGAAGGGTATGAAGGATGAACAGCAAATCAGGTTTGAGGGTGAGGCCGATAGAATACCAGGTTATATACCAGGTGATATTGTTATAACATTAATTGAAACTGAACATCCTGTATTTCAACGTGACGGAGATAACCTTATAATCGCCAAAGATATTAATTTATATCAAATTTATGATTATACATTTGATATAACTCATATAGATTCTAGAATTATCAGAATTTGTAAAAGCGATACGGATGCTCTTCATTTAAATAATTCACTTAGAAAGATTTCAGGTCTTGGTATGCCTGTATACAAACAAGAAGGTGTTTATGGAGATTTATTTGTCAGATTCAATGTCGTACTTCCCAAAACACTGGAAAAACTGAAAGAAATTGTAGCAAGTGAAAATAAGGAAACCCTCGGTGAAAAGTACGACGTATTAAAAGTACTTGAAAATGTAAGCGAGACAGACCTTGAAGACTTTTATACTTCTGAAGAAGAAGACGATTCGGAAAGTGAATCGGAATCTGAAACCGACTCGGATTCGGGTGTTTCTGTATCTTCAGTTTCAGATTGATTTAGTAAAATATAAAGCAGCGAAATAGTTTTTAATTGCTTTAATCTATTTAAATTGTCAGTTTTTTTAAAATCCGTATTTGTGAAATAGTAATCTATTTCTGAAATGCTTGTTTTAACCGGGTCTATAATAGATTTCAGGTCATGGACAAATACATTTATTTGGTCTTTATCGAGGGTATCGATATTTAAACAACTTAATCTGGCTAACATTAATTGTCTTTTGGTGGTGTATTCATTGAATATCCGTGATTCATAATTTAGTATTTTTGATAAAATATCCATAAAGGTTAAATTAAAGTTAATTAACTTAATTAAGAAATGTTTATACTATTTTTAACTGTAACGTTAACGATATTAGTCATTTTATTTTTATTTACCAATAAATCACACGTCATTGCTGTAAATAAGTCACAAGTAAAATATCCTTTAAAAGAACCCGACAAACGACACTTCGATAAATATGGTGTAAAACAAGACCATTTACCGGCTAATGGATTATTTTATACAACAACCCCGTGGAACGAATCCAATTATTTTAAATATAACAACAGATATTATTTAATAGAGCCTGGATATTACTATAACATAACTCCTGAAGCCGAGTTTTACGCAAACAGAATCAATTGTATTTGTTTAAATTTAAATTCACAAAAATAAAATAAAATAGACCATTAAAAACCAATGTTTAACCAGAAGGTAAATGGAAACGTATCACAAAATCCAGAATACCTTAACCAAGCTTACTCACTTATAAATCCTGTAACTGTACATAATTGTGGAACAACTATAAACAAATACGTGAAAGCAAGTAACTCTTCAAGTCTTCCGCTTCAAAAATGGGCATCTACCAATGTGGCTGTGGAATCATTTGGGATGAGACCAATTGTAAACCCTAACGAATATTTTGACCAACTCAATAAGTACCTCGCTAGCGTCATTTACACAGATTCCATAAATCTCAAAAAGAGTGGTATGTCAAATGAACATTACTACTTATTTAACGAAAGTTCAACGGAGCCAGACAATTCTTTTATACAATCCATAAAGTCAGAAGTCGTTGATAAATTAAATTATTACATGAGTGCTTCAACCGACCAAATAGGTATATTTAAGGAATACAATCCGCTTTGCGAAGGGTTTATAGTTACTGATATGGACATAACAACATACCGTTCCAACGAAAACAGCAATCACTTTTTACATAAGATTTTATTTTCCGCTTTTAACACCACCAGGTACAACACTGTTTCTTTTCGTGCAGACGCATATCAAGATACAACTCCTATGATGGCTGAATGGAACACAGCTGTAAATCTTATTTCCAATAGCCGGCAACCACCAGCAGGTAGCACCAATTCAAAAAGCATTGTTTACGTCGCTTTAATTACCCTCATGAACAATACAACGTGTGTTACCGGACAAGAGTCGGAATGTGAATACAGTGGCTACAATTTAAATAGCAAGTTTTCTCAATTGTTAAATGAAAACTTTTTAAAACCCGCCAAAGGCCTATTCTGGCAGCAACCAGACGCCATCGCCCAAAACGTTTACAATACAGATGGTAACTACGATGAGGATGGACAGATTAGAATCGTTGACTATGGACCCGATAATCTCAATGAACTTGTGAAAAAATTAATTTAAAAAGTAAAAGCGTTTTAGATGTAAAGAGGGTTAACCGTTAAGATGCAAGGACGCCTTGAGCTCATTATAGGAAATATGTTTAGCGGCAAATCATCAGAACTTATAAGACGCATAAATAGAGAAAAGAGTATACAAAAAAAGATACTTGTCATTAACTACATTAGCGATAACAGGTACGCAAGCGACTCAATTGCTACTCACGATAATTTAACAGTAACGTGTTTGAAACTTGAAAAATTAAGTGGTATAACTGAAGATATTATTCAGCAATACGACTCATTTTTTATCGACGAAGGTCAGTTTTTTAGTGATTTGTACGGAATGGTACTTGTTTTGGTGGATGTTAAACATAAACACGTTGTTGTTTCAGGTCTTGATGGCGATACGTTCAGGAATCCATTTGGAGACCTTATTAAACTCATTCCTATATGTGATACAGTAGATAAACTTACAGCGTATTGTACCGTTTGTAATAACGGTACACCCGCTCCATTTACAAAAAAGAAAAAGAGAGACAATTTACTTATAGACATCGGAGGAACCGATAAATATATTCCGGTTTGTAGAACACATTTCTTTGATTAAAGTAAATAAATAAATTATTATTCTTTGCTCTTTTTAGAGTTTATGTTGATTTTAATGTTTACGGCTTTTCTACCCGATACATCAAATTTCTTTTTTATAAGTTTTTTACCTTTCTTTTTGTCCATTTTCTTTTTGTCCATTTTCTTATCCTTAACCGGCTTTTTCATTGTGGGCTTAACCTTTCGTTTTCCAAATTTAGATAATGGCTTATATTTCGGTGCTTTAGAGATAAAGAGGTCACCACCAGTTCCATCTGGCCGTGGTGATTCAAATTGTCTGGCACCTGAATACAATTCATTACCTGTATTTTTATTTATAAGATATTGATTTCCAATTTCAAAAGCAGGTCCCATTTGGCTATATAAGTTACCAAAACGTGCTTTACGAGGTCTGCCTATACTACTACTTTTAGGAGCACTTGATGATGAACCAGCAGAAATAGTTCCAGATACATAATAATTTTTACCGAAACGCGCTTTACGAGCTCTGCCTATACTATTTTTAGGAGCACTCGAGGACGTACCAGCCGCAAGATTTGCATTTAAATAATAATTATCACCAAACCTTGCGCGACGGCGGCGTCCAAACGCACCTGTTGTCATATCTACTATCTGGGGGGAATTATTTGAACCGGAAACCATTCCTACACTACCTGTTTTTGGTGTATTACACAATCTATTAAGATACAACGCGGTTCCAAGCTGGTCAGATGGATGAGCCATGCGAATGTTATTTACGTACCCGCTGTTATACATTTCAGTAACCTTATCAGGTCCTAAACTACGACTACCGCCAACACCAGCATTTAACGTATCGTCTCCCTTACCCCAAACAGATTCTACTTGTTGGTAATATGAGTCGGGAATGTTAAACCCTTTACCATTAGGAAAGTCTTTTCCGTAATAGTCTCTATCATTTATACCTGGGTAAAGTGTTTTTCCAAACATGGAACTTCGCTTGCGTCCAAACTTAACAGGGCTACCACCGAATATTTCTTGGGGTGGTAAAACACCAGTTTTCATTACGCACGTTTTGCCACCAGGTAAAATAAACATCCACGTAGGTAAAACATCGATGTACTTAAATTTATTGGGATATTTATCAACGTTAACAATATCTAACTTGTGTGTCTTACCTTGCGAAATAAAATAATCATTTAGTGCCTGTTTTTGTGATTGACAGGCCCCGCAGCCGGGAGACATAAACATTATAACCGATTCTTTCATTGTTCTTAACTTTTAACAATTATTTTTTAAAATTAAATAAAAGCAAAATAAAAGAAATGAGCGAAATCGGCGATGACGATTCTGAAAATGAACTATCTGACTACGCTGACGAAGAAGAGTCTGAATCAGAAGACGAGCAGCAAGACCAGTACATACCCATTTTAATTGAAAAATACCGTTTAGTGATATCGTTTATTAACGGAACAGCACGAGCCGATACATTTGAGGTGAACGTAGCGGTTTTAAATAAAAAAATGTCAGAAACTATGTATAACGAAAGCGTTGTAAATGAAGAAACGTTAAGTGTTATAAATGATTTAAATGAACAACTCGGGTTCTTTGAAGCCACTATAAAAAATTTTTTAGAGTCCAATAGTAAAATGTTTCGTTTTAGACTTGATGTGTTACGTGATTTATTTACACCCCAACAGATATCACAATTAGAATCTACCAGGCAAAAGTTGGAAGAATTAACTGAAATTAACTCACAACAACCCGATGAAAACATTAGCTTAGCTGATTTAGAGACTTATTGGAACACACTATCGCCCCGGGAAAAAAACGAACTTGAAGTTTTAACGGCTCTTCAATTTCCCGACCAAAGAGACTTTGGAAGCTTTCAAGACTATGAATCTATAAAGAACGGTTTACAACGTCTAACGGGTCTCAGTTATCCGGATAAATCAAATTTTTTGAGTGTGTACCAATTTGAATCAGCAAGACGCGAATACCTTGAGGCTTTAAATTACACAGAAGATTTCTACGATGACCCTCAAGCAAAGGTTTTATTACATACTTTAACGGGTGTCAAGTACCCAGACCAAGATAAATTTCCCGACTTTGAACACTTTAAATACGCTCTGGTTGGTTATTATAAACGCATTTACAATGTTTTATATCATTACTGGGACAAATATGAATTAGCAAAATATGCGTTTTTTACCGATATCTCCATATTTCTGGACGAATACTGGCAACCATTTGCCGATAAAGAACGCCAAGAACTGATAAAAATAGCAAAAAGTATGAATCTGACTGTACCAAAAGCCGGAACTCCAGAATATGTACCATTCTTAAAAAGCTTAACAAAGTATCTAGAAGAAGGATACGTTTACAAAACTGGTATTAGGAAAACGGGTGGTGTATACGAAAAAATTGAAAACCCAAGTGTAAAAAAGATATTAAGTGAACTTTTCGCAACACATGGTTACGTATACAAAAAGGGTTCATCTAGGTTACGGGCTGGTAAACAAATGGTCTATAATCCATCAATGAGGCGAAGATTCCAAGAGCTTAAAAAGGAACAAAAAAATCTAAATGTACAACTTGACGATGAACAGAAAGCATATCTCCAAAAACTTGAAGTTTATATGTCCATGTTAGTTAAATTGGATAAACAACACCTCATTAATTGTATATTTACAACAAGTCGCTTTAAAAGTAGGTCAATTGTCGTAACACCTTCACAAGGTGTTTCTCCTCTGGACTATGTAATTAAAGAACGGACGCCTCTTAAGGCATCACCAGACGAGGGTACTACAAAAAGTATAACCCAGTTGCAAGCGTTTTTACAATCTGAAAATGACGCACTTAAAAAGTTACAACAAGGTGTCCTTCCAGAGTTTCTAAAATCTTACAATAATTTTACAAAACCAAGAAGATTATCACAACAAGACGCTCAACAATGGCACAAACTCTTTAAACAGATAAAGTCCCAGAGACAACAAATACTAAACGCAGGGTATCTCACAAAGTTACAACAAGCAATGAAGACTAAAAATGACGAACTCCTGGTGTTACAGCAAGAACAAAGAACAGCTGAATCAAGATTAAAACAAAATTTCGAAAATTTAAAATTAACCCGTCCGGAAGGTTTGTCGCAAGCAGACTCAAAGCAATGGGATAAACTTACGGAACAAATAACGCAACAGTCTGAAACACCTAAAATGTTGAAGGATCTTATAGAACAAATAGAATCACGCCAAGTGATATCACCACAAGAACAGGACCTTGTTTTACGTAAGAAAAGACAACTTGCCGCAATAAAATCAGGAGCTCTTAAACAAAACGCGGTAATACGTCAAGGTTATGTAAGAAAGTTAAGCGAAATATACAAATCTTATAATTCAAAACAGATTGAAAACACACAGCGACAAATAACCAGAGTTTTAGAAGAGATTAGTAAGTTAAAGAAAAATTATGATTTAGCTGCTGATTCTGTAAAACCTGGAGAATCTGTCGGTACAATGGTCTCGCAAAACCCAAACGCCCGGTACATTGGTACTGATTACAAGAGCTTAGACAAAGAAACTTTAACGCAATTTGTAAATTCAGTAAAGAGAAAACTAAATTTAAATTTAGTGTACTACCTTGAACTATATGATATGAACGAATTAATGAATAATACCCGTATGATATACAACGGGAGACAACAAAGAGTTATATCAACAGAAGTCTATACTAGATTAAAACAGTTCTTGACGACAAGGCTAACAACAATTGAACCAGATTTTGAAAAGGTAAACCGACAATCATTTAAACAGGCTATATTGGAAATATCCGGTGTTACAGGTAAAGAATTACAGGGCGATGACTTATCAACAATTGTAGACACCAAGTGGAATGGTGAAACATTACGAGACGTTTATGGAAATAATGTTTTTGAAACCCTTTTATTCGCAACAAATACTCTACAATTTTATCCAGAACAAACAAACCGCACTTACAATAAATTTATCAAGGACTTTACACCACCCCAACAACAAGACTACACGCGAGCACAAGCCATGCACGATGGTAAATTGTATACTGTACAATACTTACATAAAAATCCTACAACGGGACAACCAACGCTTATGTACAAATCAGAACTTGAAATGAACCCACGTTCAAAACGGTACGAGGTTGTCAATAAACAAACCGTGAGAAACGGCTCAACTCCATACATAAAAATAGAATTGCGAACAGCACAGGAAGGAACTGTGCGCGAGGTATGGAAAGAAGTCAACACAGGTGAAATTAAAAAAATAAAGGTTGTTAAATAAAAAGGTTAAATAAAAGCTTTAAATTAATGGTTAAAACAAATAATTGTTAAAGTTAACTTTAGATGGGAAAGGTTATAGACTTGTCTAAAAGCAACGAGTTTTGGAACACAGATGAGGAGTCTGGGTATAACTATTTTAAGGCGAGTGACGGTAACAGGTACAAAGTATGGGTAGGAGACCCCGATGAAAAATTTCAAAAAAAGTGGTGGTACGCAGCGGATAATAGACAAGAAGTTGCCGAAACGTTGGCCAGGGTACGTAAAGACATTAACACTTTGCTGAGGTATCTTGAAAAAAATCCACAGTTATGGAATCAACACCCGATAGCCTTTGGTATCTACCATACTTTTGATTTACATCTTAACCGACCGTTTGAATATCTTGAAATGAGGCCAAATGAATGGGGCGGACTGGGTCTAAATAAGCCTAAACAAATAACAGTTATCAAGGCTGAGTTAGACAATAATAAAACAATTAATTATGAACTTGGAACAAAACGTAATATATCACTTACACTAAGAAACCAAAATACAGGTGAACTAAGAAATTACAAGGAAATATTAGACCTGGCTATACACGAATTAACACATACAACGTGTAACGACGTTCGTTGGGTACCAGAATGGAAAGGCGGTAATCACAGGGAACCGTATCCTACATATCACAAGATGATGAGAAAATGGGCTAAAGAAATCGGATTAATTGCTTAAAAAAAATATCGTGATTTTATAAAGTTGATTGCGATGATAAACATTCTTTCTAAAGTCCCGGAACTTTACACGTTCCTTATTATCGCGGTATTATTAGCTGTATTTTATGGAGTTGTAATGATTTACCACTCAAGTAAGTTCAATCCGGTAACATCTAGGATACCAGACATTGAACGAAAACCCGAACCAGTTAAAATAATGTACGAACCGGATTTATACAAAACACAAGACACACGTATACAAAACCCATTTATACCACCCGTAAACCCTAATGCCAGAGACTCAGTAATTTTAGACAATGTCACTTCCGCACAGGATTTGTATTCCAACCAAGACCCCGAATCAAGGTACTATATTTTAGATACACCACCTGCACAAGACGTAAACCAACTCGTTTATTCAGGTGGGAAAAGCCAGCTACTTAAAATACCACTTCAATACAACGACCCATACAATGAACAATTACGTTCACAAGATATTCTTATAACCCCATACAATAAGATTAAGTATGGAAAATGTGAATAAAACGTTTTACCTTCGTTTATAAATAATAAACGCAATTATCATTAATATAACTAACGGAGTTGGTGTCGGTGCCTGGGGTTGGTAATACATTTATTTAATTTAATTTAATTATTAAAACTTTAAATTAAATAACAGTATTTATAAAAAGAGACTTTATTATGGTTCTCGAAAAGACGGAGATACCCATACAGTTGGACCCATTGACAGAAAACCCGGTATATTTTGGGATAAAAAACGAGTACCTTTCTTATATAAATGGCTTCAGAGAACATCGTACATCGGCTGACCAGTTTATCGGTGGTATGCCTGTACAGTTACAACGTGATTGCGCATCACAATTACTTAGAACAGACCCTAACAGTAATCTTGTCTACCAATTAACTTTAAAAGTAAATGGCATCAGGAATCTTATGTTTTTATCTACTACAGGGACCATTTATTTTATAGACCGCATAACGAGTATATTTTATTTTAAACGACCAGACCAAACAATTGTAAGTTTAAATGCGACACCATTGTTCTTTCTATTTGATGGAGAACTCATTTTCCATGAAAAGACAAAACGGTGGGAATTTTTAATATTTGACGTTATTTTTTACCCCGATAACGGTGTAGTATATAACTGGATGTCACATGCTTACCCTGACAGGTTATACATAATTAAGAAAGCAATTGGTGAACTGGGACTAACTGATTTTGATATAACCGTAAAAGAGTGGTTTCCAATTCAAGAAATCTTAAAGACAGACAACATTTACCGGCATATTATAACAAAGACAAATAAACACCGCGGTACGTTGCCAGCTTTACAAGACGACGGGTTGATTATTCAGCCCTTCGACGGGAATTATATACCTTTTAGAGAATGGAATGAATACAACAACGTTCAATTTAAATGGAAACCACCAACCCAACTTACGGTTGATTTTAAAATTAGAATAAACCCAGATGATAAAAATGTATGGTGGCTAACAACAAAAACAGATGAAGTATATGCTATAAAACAAGCGGATGGGAAAAATGTAAACGCCATTATGGTACCTGATAGAAAGTACCGGAATGGAGACATTGTTGAGTGTGAATTAGCAAAACGGTCAAACCCCCAACGAAATATTTTCGTTCCAGTGTTAAAAAGAACCGATAAAACCGAGGCAAACAGTTATCAAACTATAATGAGTACACTTGACGCAATAACCAGTCCATTTACACTTGATGACCTTAAAGACAGTATACAAAGTGTTGTTTCAGGTCGAAATATGGGCGCGCTCTTGAATTTGTATAACATCAATAAACTCTTTGTGCTAAGCGTTGGTCTAATCTTTACAAACACCGAAGTAGATATGATTTCTGAAATATACAAAAACTACAACAAGAAAGCAGGATTTGTATTTAAACAACCGGAACCCCAATCAGAATCTGAAAGTGATACAGAACAAGGGTATGAATACTTTAACGAGTTTGGTTCATCGCGAAAACCGTTTGAACTAAAAACTCTACTTGAACGTTTTAAAAAGCCTGTAACAGCAAAAAGACAAGACTATGAATTAGAATTTAAGATTTATCCATATATTAAAAAAGGTAGAAAGGAACAGGTACAAAAATTTACGTATTACTACTTGCTTAGTTTCTTAAAAAATTCGGGTATGCAGCGTGAAACAAATACAACTGTAGATGTTTTAATGTCATATAACAACTCTACTTACAGGACAACCTACACGGACCTTAGTTTAAAAACTGTTACGGAAAGTCAAATAAAAAAGCAAGTCGATGTTTATCGTTCCATTCCAACGGACTCAAAAATAATTCCATTGACGTTTAAACTGACTCTATCAACAGAAACACAATCAACAGTTCAAGTTAATGTAAAAAATACAGTAAAAAACAAAATACAATACAATACAATACGTCAAAAACAGAGAGACTCGTTTTACCACCCAAATGGTTTATGGAGAATAGACATCACAAAGGTTAGAACTCAAATCACCGGACAACCCGGTATAGAAACATATGAGATAGAGTGTGAATATATCGGTGGTCCCATGGTGTCGTTTGATACGTTCATACATTCCATGAGCAGTGTTTATAAACTTGTTTTATTTAATACTGGGTACTGTTAAACTGTGTTAAACCGTGTTAAACCTTGTGTTAAACTATGTTAAACGATGTATTAAACCAAAATTAACGGTTCGTTAATTGTTGTAAACTGGTAATTTTTTCCATTAAATGAGAACCCCAACGGGTCTTTATTTATTGTATCAAAAACACTTCGTACAATTGGTTTATTTATGGATTCCAAAATATTAATTAACTCCTGGTGAGAATTTATGTGAGCATCAAGTTGTTCCATTGGGATAAGCGGATGTATAGTATTTATTTTAAATGTGGTCTGTAACAAATTGAGTTTACATAATACAATCATTTCGTCAGGTTTACCACTACTAAACCTGGAACCTAAATTGATTTCATTATCTTTACCTTGTGGAAGTAACTCGGGGTCTATCGGTTGCCCATTATAACTAACAGCCCAATTTGTTTTTAGCCTCTTTACATTAATACTTATCAAGACATCTCCGTGGAGATTGTCGTTCCATGTAAATATTTTAGTACCTGACCTTGCAATAAATACCAAACCAGATACTTCATCATTGTTTGTAAAATACTCTGAACCTTGTACTATATTTAAATCAAAATTACGAGATTTTACTGTTAAAGAAACTAAGTTTGGTTCGATAATATTTAACGCTTCTTGTAAAAACTTCCACCTGGTATCGGTTCCAGTGTAATAATCCATACGCGAAACTTCATTTTGTTTAAATCTAGTTATATCAACTGGATAAAATATAAATTCAGGGTCTTTAAATGGATATAGAAACCCATCAATACTTGTCCCCGCCAAATCCGGAATACCGTTTATGCCACTTTCCGAAACATCACCTAATTCATTTATGAAATAACTCTGGCCAGTTGGCTCGAAAATTAACTTTACACGTAAAGTATCTTGGTAGACAGGAGTAATCATAAACAGTTCTTTTGTAAAATGGTCTAATGTAATCAGTGGTTTATAGGCTTTAAATTTAGGAACGGCTAGTCGTTTTCTAGATTCTTGAAATACATTGGGATTTGTAATGATATATCCTGAATTTTCAAGACAATTAATAATCTCCTCTTTAGACATCTTTGAAAGGCCAGGAAAAGCTCTTGGTTCAATACGTTTAGTTCCCGGTACAAAAACAGCACTATCTCCTGGAGAAATAGTCTCACCAAACGATTCCATTTCATCATCTGGATATCCATAAATGAGGGATTTACGAACACGCCCCACATAATGCTGAGTGCCCTTGGTATCTTTTAACTTATAACAACAAGGTTCATATTTTCCATCAGGTCGTTTTACACCACGCACATAATATCCTTTCATTGGACACATTCCGTAAAAACTATATGGTTCTGGACGCATTTGCCCGCCACCGCCTTTCCTATTCTGGCAAACTTGTGGTTGCCTACCATCTACCATATTTGGTATTTTCGATTTTTTAATAACAAGCGATTCACCACGTAAAATACCACCATCGGTATTATCTCCCTGTACTAAGATTTCCGTAACAAGAGCCTTCAAGAACCGGTAGGCCTGTTCTAACATATTGTAATCTAAAACCCCTCCATCAAGAGCATGAGATAATCGCAGTTGCACAGCTCCTTTCCTGTATATCATTACGTGTATTTTAGCACTCTCGTTATCTGGGTGGATAAGGTTAAACTGGATGTATGGATTTGTCATTTTAAGATTCTTGCTGTATTGTTCTCCGGAATTGTAATTGTATTTTTCAACAAAATAGTAATTTGTAACGTCACCAACCATAAAAACAGTCTTTCCGTTTATTTTCTTTTTAAATATAGGAAGGGTCCATAAAACATTATGGAACTGGTTTAAATCAATAAATGACGACTTTTGTAAGGGTTCTTTCATAATATTAAACTGAGCCGACATTAGGTAAACGTATCCCGATTTAATAGCGAAAGGCGGGGCTACAACAACACCCGATGAGTTTTTATTTATGACGTCAACGATTTTTTGAGGCAAGGCGTTGTCTCCATGTTGTGCTGAAATAATATTAATAGTTCCATTCCTGGAAATACGAATTGTAGCCCGTTGTCCTTCCGGGTACTGATATATAATTTCAACGTTGTCTGTAAATGTTTCGCTTCTGGGACGTTTACTAATAACCTTTTTTTGCCCGCTTTTTTTGACAATTAAACTGTACTGAGTTCCGCTTTCTGCACCAGGAAAACGCTTGGTTGTTTTTTCAAGAACCAACGAGGAATCAAAAGGACGTCTACACGTTTCTTTGTGGTATTTAGGACCACTGTTTTGGCAAAACAAACATATAAAATCTTGAGGTATGGGGCCCTTGGGTGGGAAATTGTAGCTAAAGTGGTGTTTATCGGGTTTATCGAGATTTTGTGTCTGGTAAAAACTTTTAGAAACAAATCCAGGCAACTTGGTTGGTTCGTATTCACCGTTCCCGCGCTCTTTGATATCTAGACTAAAAACTGTAACGAGTTTTTCAAGATTTAAAGCGGTTTCTTTATTTTTTTTATCTTTATTTAGTAACATACTAAAAGTTAATGGATTTAAACTGGATATATCAAGTTTTTCCATATTATAACTTTATAATGTACTTTTATTTTAATTAAAAATAAATATTAAGGAAATTATAAAATGTTCTCATCAGCTGTTAACGCCGTCAACGATAACGCAACAGTCTCTGGTAACACCACTAACAATGCGGGTGCAAACAAGAAAAGAAACGTATGGGGTGTTTCTACAGCTAAGGCACCTGTAAAGGTCTATTTTGGTTACAGGTTTG